AAGTACTGCATGGTGTTGTCAGTAAATGCACCACCTGCTGGCCTTGATGCCTGAAATTGTAGTATAGTCTGTTCTGTATTGTCTACAGTAAGAACCCTGCTGTACACCTCACTGACAGAAGAAAGAGAAATTGTATTGGTGTTACCCCTATCCTTACCGTTGATGGTAATCTCTTCTTGTATTGTAACTGTAAGTGTAGCCATATTGCAAATATACCTATTACGATCTAACTCTTTTTATTAGCCTGCCGCCTTTAGAAAATTCATAACTGCCACCATACACTGGGTTACCAGGAGTTTGTTTTTCATCAAACAGTTTTGTTGTCCCATATACGGGTCCGCCCAGTCTCTCACTATCCACCTCTCGTTCTCTGTATTGCCTTTTGACTGGGTCGTAATAGTATTCTCTATCCAGCTTCTGACCACCCTGCCTTGCTCCTCTCTGCGATTGAGCAAGCGCACCAATTTGAATAGGAACTCTACCTATTGGCATCTGAATAGGAGATGTGGGCATCAGATCTCTATTCTTGACGACATTCATGCCAGCAGGTCTGGCCTTCAAGGATTTTAAATTTTGTGGTTTTCTGCG